ATGGATAGCACTGCTAAGCTAATTGTTGGCATGGCTGTTTCCGGCACGGGTATTCCCAGTGGTGCAACAGTATCCAGTATAACTAACACTACTACTTTTGAATTAAGTGCATCTACAACAGGTGGTAGTGTAACTAATGGTACTCTAACTTTCGACCCAAGGGATATTTCTGCATGGCCTAACGTGAATGCAACTCAGATAATTGATAAAGCCATGAAGGAAGAGGCACGTAGGATAATGGCCATCACAGTCAGCGGGGGTGCAGGGACCATCTGGCTGGATGACCCACTTCTCTACTCGTACGAGGACAATACCGTGGTTGAGTTCGCTAGATACCAGACTGATTCAAGCAACGGGAGCCCGCATAGGGACAAGACCACTGGTGGGATAACCAACCCAGTGAGCCACTTGTTTTTCTCAAGAGCAACAGTACCTTCCTTCGCAATGGAAGTCAGTGTCAGGAGAAGAGACAGTGACAGCAATGCAGGCACATTTGATGGAGGTGCGACTGACTCCAAGCAACTCACACGTGTCTTCCGTGGGTGCAAGGTCACTAGCTACAGCTTGACCGCAGATACGGATGCCGCTCTCAGGCTCACCGCTAACTTCGACTCGGCTCTGTGTTACACAGACACTGGTAGACTGGAGGGAGCTGTGGCTACTGCCACTTTGACCGCTCTCTCTAAGAGTGCCGGGGAAGCCAACACACGTGTGCTTACGCTCAGCGATGGCACTAATACCGTGAACTTCAGCATCGATAACAGCTTGTCGTCATCTACGGCAACAAAGATAGCTTTTAGCAATGCTAACAGCAATGCCAATCAATTTGCCACTAACATAGCCGCAGCAGTCAATGCGGCCAAGGCAGCGGGAACTCTGAATATGGGAGCCACATCATCAGATGCGGTCGTGACTCTAACTCAAGACGACAAGTCCTCCGCTGGTAACACTAC